CTAACCCGACAACCCGACACCCGACAAAATAGCCTGATATAGCCCGAAACCCGATATATTTTTTATACCCGACCGACAACCCCCCTAGATGCTATTAATTATATATATGAATACTTATATAGAACATATACAAATATAAGTGTGTACTATCTGTATAAAATAACTTATAATCCTATATACAGGATTTATTCCTGCAACATATAAAACGGAGAATATATATATGAGTATTTTAAAAAGTGAAATAGACTTGCAAGGCTCTAAGCCTAGATATTTAAGAACAACTAAAAACCTATATAGCCATATGGTTAATGGGCGTGAGTTGTTTTTTTCTTACCAAACTTTAATAGCTATTGATGATTTAATTAGCGTTAATGATTGGAGTAATACAACTGCTAGGCATTTATATTGGATTAATCCAAACAAAGAAATAAGAGTTGAAGACTTTGAAGAACAAGCAAGAAAGATATTAAAAGATGATGATTTAATTTCTTGCGAGGATCGTGTGAAAAATTCTGATCCTTTGAAAACAGTTAGCAATATTTCAAGAATCTTTGCTTTAATGTCTGAAAGTGATAATGAAGAATCTATCAGAAAAAGCAACAATCAAAGAAAAAGATTTTATGAGACTATCAACGGCATTTCTTTTCCTAGTGATTGGGATAGTTTAGATACAGCAACTCAAAAAAGGCGTTTAGATATTTGCGACTATGTAAATACAGACAAAGCAAAAGAATATATAGAGGGGGTTAAATAATGAGTCTTGATACATGGTTAACCAATTGCGAAGCATGTTCTAAACCTATAGACAAGCTAGACCAAGATAACGGCATTTATATTGTTTGTGATAATGATTCCGTATGCTCAATACAATGTGTTGAGCAAGTTCTAGGAAAAGAACAATTTAAACAAGCCGAGGAAGAATGGGAATATGACGGACATTCTGACGCCTATTATTGGACATATTACGAGGAAAAAGAATCTATTTAGGATTTACTCCGTACACCTTAGCAAGTGTATAAACTGCTAATTGGGGTATGTATAAAAGTGGTAAACATTTAAATCTATACCAGTTAGACGGGCTAGTAATAGCCTAAACGATAAAGCAACAGTCTTATGAACAAAGCCCCATTTTTTACAGGAAACAAAAACTATGACATATATAAGAATTTTCAGAACTAATATAGAGTTCGCTATGGAGGGCAACCCGACATACCCCGACATATTAAGACAAGCCCGACAACTTAAAGTTAGGCTACCCGACCAACCCATATTTCAAATGACAACAACCCCGAATCCCGACTACTGGGAACAATTTAACAAGGAGCAAGACTAATGAGTATTAGCAAACAAATAGACGGCAAAAGATTTATATCTGATGTTTACGACAACCTTATGAAGAATACTAATCACAACCCAATAGACTTTTCTAAGATAGATGATGAATGTTCTATTGATGAAGAAAAGAATGAAATATATATAGGTAGATTTACCTTAATTTTAAAGGAGCAAGACTAATGATTGAAGAACTACTAGACAAATACCATGAAGATGATTTTGATGATTTATTAATTCAAATAATAAAACATATGCAAGAGGTTAAAGAATTAAGAGAATGGGATAGGGAGCAAGACTAATGAAGAAATACCAAGTAAAAGTTTATAACAAGGTGGATAACAGCTACCGAATTGCTATGGAGACTCCAGACCTTGATATGGCAGAAAACAAAATGGAGAGATTATCTAATCAAGGTCATCTAGTAAAAATCGATCTAAAACCTAATGAAACCCCCGAACATTTAAAAGATGTGCCGAAGGATAAGTTAGACACTTTAGTAGAAATATTTAAACCAAGACTATAGGAGGTCAAGAATGAGCAACGCAAACAAGGTTGAATGGTTAGACGGAACTAAACCAAAATTTATAGAAGCTAGATATAGTGCATATCTTAGTTGGGACTTAGAAGACCTAGGTATTAATTGGGACGATATAGATGACTATGATATATGTAGAGGTCAACTTTATATCAAACTAAAAAATGGAGAAGAGAAATATATAGACTCTTGGTCTGATGATAATGTTGATTACAAACATGGTTTAGAAGAAATTTTAATATTAGACGAAGACTGGAATCAAGTGGAGGGATTGAACCAATGAGCGAAGTAAGACAACTTAAAAAATATTTGCAACAAGATATAACAGATTTGCAAATCAGTATGGAGGAAATAATGCAAGACTATGATTATCAACTTAATTCTGATTTTCAATATGTTGTAGATAAATTATATTTAGTTGAACAACTATTATATAAATTAGATGTATTGCCAATGAGCGATAGACTCAAGGCAATGATGTATGGAGAGGAGGTATCTAATGGATAACCCAAGAAGAATAGTATCAGCTACTATCTTAGTTGAATGGAGCGACAACCCTAAACCCGTTGTCTTAAATAACAATATGCCTAACGGATTAGCTAACGACTTTGATGACTGGTTAGCAGAAGTTGAGCAAGAGGAGGTATCTAATGCTAACTAAAAAAGAATTAAAAAAGAATGGTTGGACTATAGTCCCTGATGGTGTGTGGTTTGGTGTTGATTATGCCGAGTCAAGTAAAGTAAATGTATTAAACATACTTACAGATGTTTTAGACCTAGATACAGATGTTGAAGGATATAACTTTGTTGTATGTGCATATAAAAAAGAGGAGGTATCTGATGTCTAAAGGATATTATTTTGACAACTACAAAGATGAGGAGGGTAATGTTGATAATAAACTTACCCTTACTTCAGAAGGATTTGCATGTCTTACAGATGATCTTGAAGAAATAATAGATAAATATACAGGGTCAGAAGATTGGATAAAAAACAATAATTACTTTGGTGCAAGAGGTGATATCAGATTAGACCTTATGGATTTGATACATTCAATCATCAACAAGGAGGTATCTAATGTACGCTAAGAATGTAGCTAAAATGGATATTCTTACTAGCGAAGAATTAAATCAATGTATGGCGTGTGATTACACGTCATACGAGTATGGAGAAGTTTACAGTAAAAACGGAGATGAAATCACTTCTTGGAATACAGAAGACCATGTTGTATGCCCTAGTTGTAAAAGTTTCGATTACTATATTATCAATGAGGAGGAGACATCTAATGATTGAGGTACTACTATGGATCTTGATAGGCTACCTAGCAATAGGTAGTATTCTTGGTTTAGCTTACGTCTACTACAAGGGATATTTGGATTAATCCCGACTACTTAGATCCCGACTCTTTGTTTTCTAAAATATTAGACCCCGACGAGTTCTCTATAGCCTTAGTCCCGATTAATTGCTTTAACCTTCTCTCTACTTCGTCCCGACTCATCTGGTCAATCTTACCGTGCAATACTTCCCGACGATCTACGATTAGACCCCCGACCTTCAAAAGTAATCCTTGTGCCTGTATAGCAGCAGAGTAGGATCCCGACTCTAATGCTAAGTCCCGAATATTATATAAATCTTCTACAGCCTTATCATGCGTAAGCTCAAACTTCTTCTTAGCTTCCGACATCAATCGTTCATACTCCCTTCTAACATGTGCATACTTATTACCCTCATGCATGTATCTACCGATAACAATAGGATTCTTATATCCTGCTTTCTTGGCCGCTTCAGCCCATGTTAATTGTGGATCGTTGACTGCATTCCAGACTAATAACCTTTGACGCTTAGTTAAATGCTTTTCATCGTGATTCAAATACTCAATAGGCATATCTTCTACACCTTCTTCAAGAGTAGCTTCAACTTTAACTGTCTTTCTTATGTTGTGATTTCTTCGCATCTATTAATCTCGCTCCTGGAAACTTCTTTACAAATCTTACTATATCCTCATCTTCTAGTAAATCGACTACATATTCTGGCAACTTATCCCTCAATTCTTTCTTCAATCTTGTTTTTACTTTTGTCATACTTATTTTACTTTTGTCACACTTTTGTCAGAAAACCCTGACAAAACTAAAAACCCTGCAACTATAGGCTCTACAAGGTAATATATATATATAAATAAGAGTATATATATAGTTTTGTCATATATTATTATACTCCCCCTTTCATATTACTCATACCGCGTC